CTATGCTACGTTAACGATAGAACCGTTACCTGTAGGTGATTTAGCTTCAAACGTAATTTCCTGTACCATGTATGAGCGTAGTGAGTCACCAGTTTCATTAATGTTACGGAAATGCGTAGGACGTAAAGTGTTAACCGACAATGTAGAAGGATCGTAAATGAATACTTCACCCTCACCCATTAAGTAGTTATGCACAATCTCTACGTTACCAAAGTCAGATTCGTATAAGTCAACTGATTGACGTAACTTACCCTTCTCGTCAATGTTACGAATAGTATTAAGACCCGTATCGTTAACTAAATTAGAGAATTTAACTTTGTTAGCTGTAGACATCATCACTTTATTTGGAGCAGCAGAAGTCTCACCATTGATAGCACGAAGAACTTCGTTGATATCATCAAGAGAGAATGCAGCTGCTGCATCAGTACCTTCAGAAGCAACATTTGAACCATCGCCAGCAGCTTGTGTATCTGCTAAAGCAGCTTGACCCGCCGCAACAGCAACGCCTGCAAATGATTGGTAACCACCCATTAAACGAGCGCCTGCTGCAATGTTGCCTGAAGCTGAAGCTGAAGCAGTAGATACTTGTGATGAAATCAAAGTAGCTTCAACATCACGAGCCATTTCTTTACCACGCTTCTCAGTTTGGTATTTGAATTCTGATTTACGACCAACCTTGTCTTCAGCTTCTAATGTACCAGACACAGTAATACCTTTAGTAAAGATCTGTGTACGGTTATTTAGTTTCTGAATTGTATTACCAGTGCTTGCCGAGAAGTCTGAACCTTCAGCTGCAGCTTGTAAGCCAGCGTCTGCTAGTGTGTCTGTTGACCATTCATGTAAAGTTTGTGATGCTTTACCTTTGCCGATAGACGACATAAATGGAGTCATGTCTCTCGAGATGTTCGAGATCCAGTTTGCAAGGTCTTCCTTACGGCCGCCTTGCGTGCTTGTTGTAAAATTACTTGTAGCCATTGTATTATTCCTATAATGTCAAATAGACCTTATTCAAACAAATTATCGATCGCGTCATTGAATAGTAAATGCTCATCTTGAGACGTTCCTTTTCCTTTAGCAACCCTTTGTCTGGACTGATCTATCTTATTAGTTTTCTTATTTTTTGCAGTAATAGGCTTTTTAGTTGGAGCTCTCTTCACTGGAGCTTTCTGTCGTTTGACAGCACCCTTTGAAGAGGTCGCCTTTAATCTACGATAACCATCAATAATGCTGACTACTACTGGATCTGTAATAGAATCAACCAGTTGTGTGCTCAAGCCTAAGCTTAAAGCGAATTCCCTGTTTGATGCTGCCACATCTTCTGACCAGTCCGGAATATGAGTTTTAATATTAGAGTTAAAGTTTTCAACCTGACCGGCGAAATCTTTATCTCTTTGTTCTTGAAACTCTTGTCCCATAGTGGATAGAAGTGAGTCTCTCTTAGACTTACGACCTGAATACTCTTCCTTTGCTTTCTCAAGTTGACGATTCAACTTGCCTGCATCAAAATCATCTTCGTCATAAGCTAGATCAACTTTATCCTTAAGACCTTGAAGAATCCTTAAATCCTTCTCATCCTCATTTTGTAGTAACTTTACATTAATATCGGCAAACAACGTAGCTTTAGAGCGACTGTCCTCTAACTGTTTTGCTTGTTCTGCTAGTTCATCCCCTTTCTTTGACTGGCTCTGTTTTGTTTGATAATTAGCTACAAGCTCTTCCATGGTAACAGTACTATCCTCGCCATCAATTTTGACGGGAACAGCAAAGTCCATATCGATCTCATAGTCTTCAGCTTCTTCAGTATCATTATCTTGGGTAGCGTCCGTAGACTCATCCTCATCTTCAACTTCTTCTTCTGTATCATCTTCCTCAACTTCACCAACTTCATCAGCGTCCTCGTCAACGATGGGATCATCGTCTGTGAGTTCTTCTGTGGCTTCTTCGTTTTCTTGGGTAGCTGCTTCTGGCTCTAAACCTAAAACATCATCCGCCAAAGCGTCAAAGTCAAAGTCCTGAACTTGCGACTCATCCATACTCTGGGTAGCTTCGCTTTCTTGTTCTGACATATAGTCTCCTATTATTTGTAGGAGGGCCTATTTAAACCCTCTCATCTCTCAACATTAGTTCTTAAATAGAACCTCTTACTTTTTCTTCTTTTTAACAACAACCTTAGTAGGCTTCTTTTCCCGAACAACCTTAACAACCTTTTTCGGGGCTGGTGTAGGTTTGGCAGGAGATTGCTTAGCTAGTAAAATTTCCCTAGTGGCGACCAAGCTATTAAATGCTAAACACATTGCTGAAGTACTTCTCCCTGCTGCTATAGCTCGGATTTGTGCTTCAATCGCTGTATCAACTTCATGGATTGCTTTCGTAATAGTATCATTCATCATTCATCTCCCGAGCTTTGTTATCTTTAGCCATAATCGAACGCTCGATATTACTGATTACAGCTCCCTGACTAATAGCAAGTTTATAGATGAATTCTCGACGTTCTGTTTCATAATGCTTAGTATCTAACCATTCTTGAAACAAATCGTTGAGTACATCTTCAACTACCATTGTCATCGTATCCTTTATCTCACTGCATTGAAAACCTTTCTTAAGGGTTCTCTGGGCATCATCATATACGGATACTCTCTTTGGCTTACCTTCCGGACCAATCTTGTGGTTCGGGTGTCTATTATACTTCTTTGTAGTCATCAGTCATCTGTCATCTATTAGATAGAATCAACCTCCCATTAGTTGCTGTAGCTGTTGCGGGTCCATCCCTTGTTGCTGAGATTGCCCTTCTTGAGCAGCTCCTTGTTGCGGAGCTTGCATACCCTGTAACATTTGTTGTTGCTGAGCTGCCTGTGCTTCAGCCTCTTTCTCTTGTTGTTCCGTATCCATATATAGATGTTGGAAATCAACGGCGACTTGAGCAGGCTGTTGTGCACCTTCCGTGCCTTCAGCTTTAACTTTTAGTTCTGCCCAATCTAAGTTAGATTGATCTTCAGCTTGAAGTAACTGACGCTTATTATCAATCTTCTTATTATCGATCTCAGCTTTAACAAAGCTAATGTTAGCTTTAGCCGCATCAGTCTCAAGTTGCAGCTTTTGCATCTCAAGATTCTTAGCTTGTTGTTGTTGCTGTTGTTCTTCTTGTTGCTTCTGTTGTACATTCTGTTGGATATTAGGATCTTGTGGATCTACTAAGAAACGAGTAGGATCTAAACCCATGTTACCAACAATATCAGTAGCTAGATTAAAAGCAGCCATAGGATTAATATAGTGCTTAGCTTGTGGATCTTGCGCCATCATAGGCAACAACTCAGCTAACTGATTTAATTTAATACCTACAGATTGATTAGAGTTTTCGCCTAAGTTAGCTTGAATATCTAAATCCATATTAGAAGGCATCATCTGAAGCTCTTCTGGTGACAATGCAGCATAACCTTGAGATGTTTTATATCTCATAGGATTCTTAAGACTTTGTTTCATCTCTCTTAAGATACCACGACATAAGTCTTTAATGCCACCTTCTACAAATCTACGACCAATATGCTCAATACGAATCTGAGCTGCATTTTGTGCATTACCCATCTTCTGTTCAGAGTTACCAGAAACATATAATGTGTCATTCAAGCCCATGGCTGTTTTAGTAAGACCAGTAGACTGCTCTTTTTGTAAACCTAAGAACTCTAACATACCAGCAGTGCCGGGAGAAATAGGCTCTGGTTGTAATTGTTGGATCGCCGCAGCAGGATTACCATTAGTAGCAATAATCTGTTTAGGCATAGGATTTTGTAATGCAGAGAAGTCAACTACATTTGGATCAGCTAGGGTTCTACCATAGTTACCAAAGTAAACGTTCTCAACAAAGCCTCGCATAATCGCAGTTGTTGCTTGTGTCTGTGGACGTGCCATATCAAGCAATGATAAACCATAGAATTCATGAGGAATCTCAATTGGGTTCAGAATTGCAATAGGAATATAAGAAGAGTCTTCTTCCTCTAATATTGTACTGCCTGCTTTAATCACATGGATCAATTCAGCAATACCGTCACCATCTCTGTCAGATCTAATCCAACACTCAATAACAGTGACTGTAATATTAGCTTCATCTTCTTCTTGATCAGAATCGAACCAGCTATCTAAGCCTGCTGCATCCTTTCTAGCAAAGGCTTCAGTCCCGAACTGAGAACTTCCAAAAGAAGTCTCGTCGCCAAGATCTGATAAGTCTCCGTCGAAGTCAGGCCAATTGCGTCTAATGTCTGAACGAGTCATATCAGTAACTAAACCAACAAACTTAGCTTCAGCAATAGTATCAGCATTCTGATCAATTAAGAAAGACTCAGGTGGAACGTTTTTAATACGAACACCCGACTTATCTATTTTCCTTCTTAGTCTAACATCAAGATATGTAATACCTTCTTCAGAAGGATCTACAGACATATCATCTTTTACATGAAGATCGCCAACAATCTCTACATCTCTGTCAGCTAAAATTTGATCAAGCACGCCTTCTTGAATAGAATCGTACTCTTCTACTTCGTAATCAAATTTCTCTTCCCATCCCCAGGTTATCGCACTATTGCCGAATACAACTGCCGACTTTATCCAGGTGGACAATTTCGTCCAACCATCTGAATTAGAATTGAAGAGGCAGTAATTTACTACATCCGATGCAACCTGGGAGGCCTTTATAGAGGCCACTTCGTTGCTATACGGAATAAATAATGCTAACTTATTGTTATCCAGTAGTAACTTAGTCAATAGTGCGGTGTAACCTTCTGCAATCTCCGCTGAGTCCGAAGATACAATTTTTGAAACGCCTTGAGGGGCTAAATCCCCTTTAGGCTCCATACTCATTTCATATATAGAATTCTCTCTACGTAAACTAACCTCTGACGAACTAGTATAACCACCAGAAGAATTACGCATACTCCTGTCGATTGACTCTACCAACTGTTCATCAGTTATTTTTTCAAATTTATTTGTGCTCATTCGCTCGCTCTCTGTTTGTTAAGATTCTTAATTTAAGTACATAAGAAGTTCTTATTAGTGGCCTTTACAGCCATTTTGTATCATTTTCCTGATACGTCGGATTCAATTCACCCCAGCTAAATGTTCTGTTAGTGAGGGAATGTCCATGGGTTCTATATGCTTCACACGTAATTGCCATTGACATAACTAAGTCATCATGATGTCCTACAGAAGCTTCAGGTTTACCTTGAGGGGTAACAATAAAGTTTCGTAATTCTTCAATGGCTAATGCAGAAGGGATTGCAATATCCTCGTCTTCAATCATACGTCTAAGATTAGAGATGATTGGAGAACGAGTAGCTGCAGTAGTTTTAAAACCTAGATGGTTGATACCTTCTGAGTATGTATTAGCTGTCTTCTTCTGCTGATAGATATTAGGATAGTTCATTCCGAATAGCTGCTGAACTGTCGCAATACCTATCGAGTTTGACTCTGGGCATATTAAAGCATTGTTGTACCATCTACCTAAGTAGAACAAGATCCGTCCATATCTAACTGGATCGGTTCTGTTACTTCTATAGATGGCAACAATTTCTCTATCACTTGTCATAACACATGCAACAGAGTAATCGCCTCGTACACCTAATGCAACGTCAGCGCCGATAAGATATTTGCCTTCTCGACTAGGCGCTTCCCATACAGATAAGCAACCTTCAGTAGATTCATCAAAAGAACTATAGCCGTCATTGAATTCTCTTAATGAATCTGGGTCTGTTGTAACGTAT